GCACCATCTCCTTTGCCTGCGCCACCAGGCCGGAAATGTTCAGCAGCACTTCCCACACTTCGAAGTAGTTTTGGTAGTCGATGATCTCCTCGACCATCGCCTCCGTCATGGAGGGGTAGTTGCGACGCAGGCTGGACAATGCCAGCTTCGCCACCAGCTCGATGTCCGGCAGGCCACCGACGAACACCGCCTTGATCTGATCGCGGTAGAGCTTCACAGCGGCGGCGTTCAGCGGCGCGATCACGTACACCTTGCCGCCGAGCGCGAGTTCCTTGCCGGGGACTAGGACGGCGCCACCGGCGCGGTGGTCAACTTCAGGAGCAGCGACTACCGCCGGCGTCTGAGCTTCTGTTGTCGGATGGGCAAGATTGTGGATTGCTGGCTCGCGCACCGGGGGGTCGAAGATGCCGAGCATCCACTTCAAAAATTTGATGATCATTCAGATGCGCTCCATTTCCATACCACGCCGTTGTCGTCGGCCAGCGCGCTCATGTCCAGCTCAGGGATTAGGAAGTCCTCCTGCTTGGTGGACATGGCCAACTTCGAGCTGGTCACCTTCGGCCACTTGAGGGTCAGAACTTTGCCGTTGCGCGCCATCGACATGTCGAGACTGAACGTCGGGGTCAGACCCATCGGCAGGTTCGTCACCGTCAACAGTTTTCCAGCTGCCGCCGCCAGGTGCTGGTAGTCGATAAAGATCGTCTTTCCGACATCGGCCGCCGCGAACGTGTAGGCGCCATTGCCGTCCGTGGTGTATTGGCCGGTGGTCGGCGCCGTGGCGACGCGAATCATTGGCGTCCCATTGGCGTCACTGCGCACGCCAAGGTTGGCGAAGTAGGTCGCGCCGGCAGGCGGCGCGATGGTGAGGCTCGCGGTGGCCAGCTGGCCGATGTCGTCTTTCACCGAAGTGATCAAACCGCTCACAGCGGACTGACCGAAGAATGCCGCCGTGAACGGCAGGATGTTGATGTTGGCGAATTTCGCCTTCAAACCGATCTTGCCTTTGCCGCGACCACTGTCGACCGCGAAGGAACTGGAGCCGTACAGCAGCTTCTCCTCGAACGAGGCATCGATGCCGATGTCCTGCAAGATGCCGAACTGGAACGGCGTGGGATTAGCGATTGCGGCGCCGAGGGCGTCCTGCAGGGGCGTGGCCCACAAGACACCGGAACCAAAATGACGTGCCATATTGTATTTCCTTTAAACGATTAAATTAATGAGGTGAGGTCGTCCGAGCTGGACAGGTAGATCAGACGATAGGTGATGCTGTCGCAGCCCATCGGCAGATCCGCCTCTTCGCTCTCCCACTTGCGCCCCCGCTTGCGCATGTCCACCACCATCGCCTGCAGCTGAGCGTCATGCGTCAGGATGTTGTGCGCAGCGACTGCCAAGGGATCCGCCTCCGCGCGCCACCGCTCGGCGCGTACCAGCACGCTGACGGAGATCAGTAGCGTGTTCTGGTCGACGTCGCCGCCATGGACCATCGTGTCTTCACTTTCAGGCTGCGCGACGACGATGCAAGGCATCTCACCGCGCGAGAACGCCGCCTCGCGCGACTCGAACACACGATCGCCGGCGGAGGTTTTGTTGACCAGGGCCGCGATCATGCGGCTTACGACTTGATTGCTTACCGAAGCGTTGTTCATATTTTTGTGAGGTTGAGTTGAGTAAATGCCCCGTCGTCCTGCAGCTCGGCCTCGCGCACCGTGTAGGCCGCACCATCGACCGTCATCTGGGTGCCGAACTTGATTTCCAGTTCGGCCACGACGCTGCTCTTGACTAGCACCGCGTGCATGGTCGACGTGGATGCGAAACCGCCGACCCGGACCTCGGCGTCCGGCTGCTCCTTGATGCCGAGGAACGGCTTGTCAGGAAAACCAGCGACGACGCACGGCTTGCTGAACTCGCAAAGGAACACATCGAGGTTCTCCACGAACATCGACTACTCCGTGCCGGCCAGCGCCGCGTGGGCCGGCGCCGTATTTTCATCGGACAACAGCTCGATCTTGTCCGCGTGAGTGCGGGCCACATCGTCGGCAAGCTCGATCAACTCGCCGCCGCCGAGTGTGTCACCGGCGTCATTGAGACGGAACGAGCAGCCAGGCTTGATCAGATAGGTCTTCATGATCAAGCCGCGTCGCGTTGCGCAACAAACATTGCTTGCGCCGCCACGATGGCCTTTGCCAGCAACTCGTAGTCGATAACTGCGCCGGACGTCGGCGCCGCAGCCGGAAGCGGGTGCTTGGCGGACAGGAAGGCCTCGGCCTTTTTGCACACCGGTTCCAGCTTGTGGGCATGCATCTGCGCAGTGGCCTCATCGAAGTCCAGGTCCTGGCCTTCGTAGTAGCTCGATTCCTGGACTTGGGACTGGCCGCCGATCTCGACTACCTTGCGGTCATGGACGACGAAGCCTGGGCGAACGGTAAATTTCATGGGTAACTCCTAGAGGTGAGATAACGAGCGGCCCAGAGGCCGCTCGCGGGTTGAGGAAACTACGGCTTAGAAGCCTGGAGTCAGCGCGTCGGACATGACCGAGAACGAGGCGCCATGGCGCACGCCGATGTCGGCCGTCTGGATAGCGCGCAGCACCACATCGCCCGACTTGAACAGCGTCGAGTCGTACGGGTTGATAGCGACCTCGATCGCGCCCCATTCGGCGATCAGCAGTTCCAGCCAGTTGCCGTAGATCAGCTCGGAGCAAATGCCGGCCGAGGTGCCTTTGGTCAGGTTGCTGCGCAGCTGCTGCGACTCGCCGTATGGCTTGCCCTTGATGCGGTCGGGAGAGCCGGCCGTCAGGCCACCCTGCGGGTCCCACAAGTAGGTGCCGGTGGTCGCTTTCAGCGATGCCAGGTAACCGATCACCTTGCTGTTCATCGCGAACGCCATGGAATTCTGCGATGCATTAGCCACACGCGGGGCCGTGTACAGTTTTATGATGTCGTCGAAGTCGACGTTCTTGCCGTTGGTTCCGCCGACGACGGACAAGACCCCCGCCTGGTTCACGATGCCGGTCGGCTGGCCACCGACGCCAGTGCCGGACAAAGCCGCCTGATCCAGTGCCAGCGCCATCTGTGCAATCAGATCGACACGCGCCAGCATTTCGATTGCCGGCGTTGCCTGCATCATCATCATGCGGGAGATGATGCCCCAGCTGGTCAAGTTCTTCGGACGCAGCTGCACCTTGTCGAACGTCGCTTCCGATTCCGTACCGGCGGTCAACTCGCCGACCCACGAAGTCTGCGACGCGGTGATCTGGCGCGGAATGTCGATGTTACCCACCAGGCCGGACAGGAAGCGTGCACCCAGCACTGGCGTCACCATCGCATTGCGCAGCACTTCGATGAAGCTGTCCGACAGCAGTTCGGTGGCGACCAGGTTGCCGCCGGTGGTTGGCGCGCCCACGGCGAACGCGGAGCGCAATTGCGAGTTCATGCGGCTTTGGCCTGAGATCAGCGAGAACGCGCGCTGGTGCGCCTGATCGGGTGCGAAGGGCAAATCGGACGGCAGGAACATGCCCTCAGCCGATGGGTTGCGGCCCAGCTGGCGCGCGATCTCGTTCGACACTTCACGCTCGAAGCCAGCTTCCTTCCATTCCTTGGAGTGCAGTGCCTGCATGCCGCGCAGCATCGAGTAGCTGCGACGCTCCTTATCGCTCATATCGACGCGGGCGCCCGCAGCCGGGGTCTGTTTCTTCGGGTCTTTCTCCAGCGCTTCCAGGAACGCCGAGCGCGCACCTTCGATGCTGGTGCCGCCCTCAATCAGCAGCATGGCCAGGTCGGTGTTGTTCCACTTGTCACCCAGCTTGCGAATGGCCGTCTGGCGTTCGCGCTCGGCGACGCGGATCTGGTCTTGCGTCAGGTGGATCACGGTGGCAGGCGCACCGCCGCCGCCAGCTGATGCATCGACAGTTACTTGGTTCATCAGGATGTGTTTCTTCTTCATGGGTTCGTCCTCAACAATATTGGCGGGTGCCGGGGTGGTAGTGGTGGTGTTGCTGGGTTCGGTGTTGCGCATGCGGGTCTCGATGCGCAGGGCGCGGCCTTCACCGACAGCGGCAGAACGCCCGACTCCGACAGTCGGGTCGGCCGGAATGGTGACGAGGGAAATCTCGTACGCAAGCCAGCGCGGCGCCGTGTAGGTGTCGTTGTCGCTGTAGCCATTCGGGCTGTCGGTTTCGAGCACGTAATACTCGGGGTCGTACATAAACGAGACATTGCGCAGGATGTTGTCCTCCACCATGCTCATCATTTCGTCGCCGCGCGC